CTTTTTTGTGTGCAGGTGCGAAAAAAAAGCCTAGGGGTAAAAAAAATAACAAGCTGTTAGAAAAAAATAAATCTTGAAGGTTTGTGCGATGTCAAAGCAGTTTGATCCTGATTTGAGCGACTTGCGTGCGCGGATTGGCGCGGATGAATACGCGAGAACATATCGGAATGTTTACCAGAAAACGAGAACGCATGGAGAACTCAGATTTTCGGGAAAGCATTATAAAAACTCTGCAGAGAAAATTCAAGCTCTGCGCGAAAAATACAAAGACAGTGTTCCGGATGGAACTATTGAATTGATGCTGGGGTTAAAAAATGGGGAGACCACCGAAAAGCGAAGATGAGCATATTGCAAATGGAACATATAAAAAATCAAGGCATGAGGGCCGAGGCATAACAATCGAGCCGCTCGAAAAGCTTCCAGCTCCGGTGAGCTTGTCAAAGCGTGCTGCAGAAAAATGGGATGAAATAGTTCCGGCCATGCTTTCGGCTGGTCTGGTTTCAGTTGTGGATGCCGTGATTCTTAAAGATGCTTTTGTCAGTTATGACATTGCGCAGGACTGTCTTGAAAAAGTCGACGGTTATGATAGTTATGGCGAGTATTTGCGGGGACTTGATAAAACTCGCCGGATAAATCTGCTGGATTCTTATACTCAGCATATGAATCGCTTTCATAAAATTATGATGAAGTTCGGAGTTACTCCGGAGGCCCGTACTCGCATGCGAGTGAAGCCGAAGGAAAAAGACGACGGAGACTTATTAAAGGAACTTATGGGAAATGGATAGAGTAATTTTATTTAGAGATAGCTTTCAGAATTGGAAATCAAAAGAGATTCCGAAAGCACAGTTGATTCTGACTGATATTCCTTATCAGCTTGGAACTAATGCATACGGATCAAATCCTATGTGGTATGAGGGGGGGGGATAACAGTAATGGCGAAAGCAAGTATGCGAAAAAAGAATTCTTTGATACAGATTCAAAAGCCGGATTCCGAATTCCAGAGTTTTTTCACTTCTGCAGTAATTTATTAAAGAAGGAGCCGAAAGAGAAAAATGAAGCTGGATGCATGATTTTATTTTGTGCCTGGGAACAGCAGGAGGAACTGATTCATTATGCTGCAGAATATGGATTTAAAAATCATCAGACTTTCATATTCTACAAAAATTATTCTGCGCAGGTATTAAAGGCAAATATGAGGGCTGTCGGTAATTTTGAAACTGCGATTCTTTTTTATCGCGATAAGCTTCCGAAGTTCAGAAACAATGGAAAGATGGAATTTTTATGCCAGCCGTGGCTTGATGATAGGAGTACACCGAAAATCCATCCGACACAGAAGCCTGTTCCATTACTTGAACATTTAATTAGTTTATATACTGATATAAATGATGTAGTGATTGATTGTTGTGCTGGGAGTGGTACTACACTACTCGCCGCCGGAAATTTAGGGCGTCGCGCTTATGGCTTTGAACTGAAGAAGGAATTTGTTGAAGGCTTTTATAATCGGCTGTTTCCTCTTATCCAGGAAGACATGTTTATAAAAGCAGAAAGGGAAGAGTTCAGAAACAAACAATTAAGTTTATTTTCTGATGACTTTAAAAGCGTAGTATAAAGGTTATATTTTTACATGGGAGGAATTATGATTGCAGAAAAAGCGCAGGAGGCTGTAAGCCAGGCAATTTGCTACGAATTGCAGAATATTGTTAAGGAGCATGGTGCGACATATCACTCAGGCCATGAAGGCTATGCAATTCTTAAAGAGGAATATGAGGAAGCTCTGGATTGTTTGCATGGACTGAATGATAAAATCAGCTGTATCTGGTCCGGCTTAAAAGTGAATATTGCGGGACGTACTGCAATATATGAAGCAAAGAAATTTGCGAAAGCTCTTGCAGAAGAATCAATTCAGTGTGCTGCAGTATGTGAGAAACTTCTGGAAACTTTCGGCGGGATAAATGGTGATGAAAAATAGTATTATTGCAATATTTATTTGCATTAACATTTTAATCATAGGAGCTGCAGGGGTTATGGTGGCAGGTTTATATCATGATATAAACACACTTCGCCATTATAACGAAAATCTTCGCCAGAGCCTTGCAGCAGTTCAGCAGGATCAGGAAGCAATCGAGAAAGATGTCCGCCTGATAAAAAATGATAGTGATTTAATTTTCCGGATGGTTGTTTCTGGGGAATATATAGCGGGGGAAAAATGAATTATAAGTGTTTTATCAATGGTGTTGAATTAAAGCGTTCAGAAACTTTTGAACTCTCTGCAGAAGAAAAGGAAATCGAATTGCCTTCTGGTAAGAGAGAAGGTTCTATATCTTTCGATATTAAGCCTAATCCATTATGGAAAAGACAGCAGGAAACAGGAATTCCGCGAAGAGTACATCTATCTTTTTTATGTAATTTGTAATAAGGAGTAAAAACTAATGGCAAAGAAGTGGATAGAAGAAGCTCGCAAAGCTTGTAATGGTGAATGTGTTTATTGTGAATATTACTGGCAAGAGTGGGATGAGTCCGGCTGTAAATTAGACATTTTTGAGAGTGAGGATGCAGATGAAGAAAAAAGAAACGAAGAGTAAAACTATAACACCGTACAAAGAATTAACAGGTGAGAAAAGGGAAAAATTTAAGAAGTGGCTTAAACAATTCCAGAAAGAAAACGACCGTTCACCAACGATTGAAGAAGTCTATGATGAAGTAACAAAGGAACTGAAAGAAACTTACAAAAAGCAACGTAATAAAAGAATTGACGAATTGCAGAAGAAAAACAATGAGTTTGAAAAGCAGATAAGTATTTTACTATCTTGTAAAGATTGTCCTGACAATAAAGGTGGTTATAAAAGAAACTTGAAGCACAGATAGAGAAAATGAAGTGTTGCGGAAACTGTAAGCATTGTAAATATGATCAAAATGAAGAAAGCAATGAATATTGTGAAAAAAATCAACAGATTGTAAATATAGCAGTACAGGCTTGCGGCTATTGGGAGTTTGATAATTGGGGGAAATAAGGAGCAAGACAAATGAAAATATTTTTTATAATAATTGGAATAGTTTCGTTTTTAGAAGTCATAACAATTGTTTCCTGGGAATATTGTAATAAGGAGAAAAAATGCAGTTAGAGCTCGGACTGGAATATCCGGAAACTCCTGAAGAAGTGAAGCGTAAAAAATGGAGATACGATGCAATGGCAAGACTTCCAGTTTATACGCCTTTATATTATAAGCAATTTAATTTGCTTGCAAGGTGTTACAGATTAGACCAGGATTTTAATTGTCATACATTTATACAAAAGAAAAATCTTAAGACGGGGAAATATATCGGAGGCTGGATAGATTATGATTAAGAATAAATTGTATTTATTACGGGTAAAATGCACAAGCAAAGGCGAAGACGGAAAAGAGATAGTTTCTATTGATACTTATATCGGTTCTATTTCGCCTATGAACAGGAATAAATATTTCGAGGGTGCCTGGTTTGATGAAAATAATCAGTTTGTTAGTGCTGTTACACTTTCAAAGGAACAGTTTAACAAAGAGGCGCAATGCTGCAGAGAGCTTTCTGTTTCACTTTCAGAGAATCAATTCAAAATAGAAGCATAGAAAATTAAAACAATGGCAGAGAAATTTAAGTTTACATATCTGGAGTATATTAGAGAGGTTTCTTCCGGAAAGGTGCCAGTCTGCAAAATGGTAAAGCTTGCAGTAAAGCGACATGTAGCAGATATGAAAAAAAGCAAAGCCGGAATTTTCCCTTATTATTTCGACCAGAAGAAAGCACAAAGCGCAATTATATTTTTCTCTCTTTTGGTTCATACAAAGGGAAAGCTCGCCGGTCAGAAGTTGAAGCCGGAGCCATGGCAGCAGTTTATAATTGCATCATTATACGGATGGCGGCGACTGGATAACGGAAAGCGCAGATTCCGGAAAGCTTATATTCAGGTTGCCAGGAAAAATGGAAAATCCTTCCTTGCTGCAGGTGTCTCGCTCTATGATCTTATTACAGAGCCAGGCGCTGAGGTCTACTCTGCTGCTACAAAGAAGGACCAGGCGCGGATTGTTTTTGATGATGCAAAAAAAACTGTACAATATTCTAAGGACCTAAAAAAATATATTAAGCCCCTCGCCCATTCGCTCACTTGTGCTGATGGTTCAATGAAGCCGCTCGCTTCTGATTCAAACACTCTCGACGGTCTCAATCCATCATGCGCCATTATTGATGAATATCATGCTCATAAAACAACAGAGCTCCTGGATGTAATTGATACGGGTATGAGAGCGAGACAGCAGCCTCTTATGTTTATAATCACTACAGCGGGAAACAATCGAAATGCGCCTTGCTTTGAGGAATATGAAAACTGCAAGAAACTGCTTTCCGGTGCTGATGGTTATGAAAACGAAGAGTATTTTTGTATTATTTATGAGCTCGACAAAGGCGACGACTGGAAAATAGAACAGAACTGGTATAAAGCAAATCCGAATCTGGGCGTTTCTGTTGAGCTTGATGCGATGCGGGCCGCCTATCGAGAGGCTTTGCTGTCATCCACAAAAGAAACTGCTTTTAGAACTAAAAACTTAAACGAATGGATGAACATTGCAGAAGCATGGATCACAGAGCAGCGCTGGAGTAAGTGCTATCAGAGATTTTCTGAAAAGAAACTTGACAAGCTCAGATGCTGGGGAGGCATCGACTTGTCGAAGCGCCTGGATTTTACTGTTTTAACCTGGTATTTTGATATAGGAAACGGCAAACGCTATGCAAAACATTATTTTTATATTCCGGAGGGCCAGATAGATGCAAAGATGAAGCAGGACTCCTATCGCATCCGCCAATGGATAAGAGAAGGCTATATCAAGGCGACTCCAGGAGATACTCAGGATTTTTCTTTTATGTACAATCAGATTTGCGAGGATTCAAAGAAGTATGAAATTGAGGAAATCGCATACGACCGCAATCTTGCTGAGCATCTTATTCAGAATCTTGAATCAGAATTTAATTGTGTTGAGTTCAGTCAGTCTATTATAGGAATGAGCGAGCCCTCGAAAGCCTGGGAGCAGGCAGTTGCAGAAGGTAAAATCATAGATAATAATCCGGTTATGGCCTGGATGGTAAGCTGTACAACTGTTAAGCCGGATGCAAACGGAAATATAAAACCGATTAAGCCGGACACAAACAAGACCAGCAAGCGCATTGATGGTGTCATAACTTCAATTATGGCGAATAATCGCCTGGAAGTTTCGCTCGCTGATGAAGAGAAACAGTCGGGAGTTTCTATTGAGGACATGGTTTTTTAATATCTGACTGTCTTATAGTCTGGCTTCTTACTCCTGATCTAAAACTAGTTAGCTGCAGATTGTTGATTGCAATCTGCAGCTTTTTTTTCTTAACTGACTTTTTTCTATATGAAATTCCTAGGATTAGAAATCCGCCGGGCTTCCGACGGTGTAAAAAAAGATACTCAGCTTCTGGTTATTTCACGCTCAGCAGGCAGTCTGCTTTTTTATCCGAATATGAGCCGGGCCGAGTTGATGAAAAATACAACAGTTTCGGCATGTGTCATGCTTATTGCGGATTCAATTGCGCAAATGACTTGTAATGTTTACAGGAAAACCGATAACGGGCGCATCCGTGATGACCGCCCTACACTTTCCTATTTGCTTAGAAAGCGCCCGAACTTTTATGATGCGCCGTTCACTTTTAAGCAGACAATTACCACCGATTTGCTTCTGGATGGCAATGCTTTCATTTTTATCGGTCGCAATCCGGATGGCTCTCCGAAAAGCCTTATTCCGCTTCCTCCGGAGCATGTTTCGATTAAGTTCGACGATAACGGCGATGTTTATTATGAATATTACTACAAAGGAAATATTTATAAATACTCTCCGGATTATCTGCTGCATATTCCAGCCTATAGATATGGAACTATCCGAGGCGTATCTCCGCTTGCTTATTCATATCATGCGGCCCGCCTCGGTTTGACTCTGGACGAATACACAAACGACAGCTTTGATGGTGGAATCCATTCTAAGCTTTTGATTGAAGTCCCGAACGATGAAAAGAAATTCACAAAAGAAGATGCTCAGAAACTCAAAGAGCGCATCATGTCTGCATATGGTGGCAAAGAGCATGCAAATGATCCGTTTATTGTTGCAAACGGCATGAAAGCGAGTGCTCTTGACCTGGAAAGCAATGCAGATGCACAGCTTGCAGAAAATCGCACTTATTCAGAGCGCGAAGTTGCAAAAGTTTTCCGCGTTCCGCTTTATATGCTCGGAAAAGATGATTCTAAGTTCAGCAATCAGGAACAGGCGAACACTTTCTTCTTACAGCATACTTTAAGCCCGTGGGTAGTACGTTTGCAGCAGTATCTGGACCGGCTTTTAACATATCCATTCCAGAATGACCATTATGTCGAATTTGATACAGATACAATGCTTCGCGCTGACTACAAGAGCCGTATGGAAATGTATACAAAAGGACTCACAAACGGAGTTTATACACCGAATCAGATTTTTGAGCGCGAAAACTTGCCAAAAACTTCTGAAGTCTGGGGAGATCAGCATTTCATGCCGGTTAACCTTTCAACGGTCGACAAAATTGCAGCACAAAATCCAGCGGATGCTGGCAGTACATCTGACAATCTTAAGGAGGATTAGAAAAAATGGATGTAGAGAAATATCTTAAAAGAATTCAGGCTGGCCAGCAGTATAGAAGCATGGAACTCCGTGCACTGCCAAACGGCTCAGAGAATCCGGAATATAGAGTTTCGGGTTATTCTACAATGTTTAATCAGCCGTTTACTCTCTATCGCGAGAAAATCGGCGGCCAGGAGTGGGAAGTTCGCGAACAGGTTGATTCAAGAGCTTTTGCAAATACTGACATGAGCGATGTTATTTTCAATCTGAATCATGAGGGCCGCGTTTTTGCCCGCCTCTCAAACAACACTCTCAAATTGACAGTAGAAGAAAAGGGCTTGCGCGTTGATGCATATCTGGGCGGAACTGAAGAAGGCCGAAAAATCCATCAGGAAATCGAAGGCGGTTATCTGACTAAAATGTCTTATCGCTTTGTTGTTGAAGACGATGAGATCAAAGAATTCAGTGAAGGTGAAAAGCGCGTTATTTTACGCACTATTACAAATATTAGAAAGCTGTATGATGTTTCAGTCGTTTCTATCCCAGCAGACGACCATACTTCTATTTCAGCGCGAAGCTTCTCAGACGGATTGATCGAGAAGCTCAAAGCGGAGCGACTTGAAGCTGAAAAGAAGGAAGAAGAGAAGCGTCAGGCAGTTCTCGAAGCCGAAGCAAGAGAGCGTGAGCTCGAATTGTTAGCAAATATGTAAATTTAAGGAGTTGCTTTATGGATAAGAAAGCAAAACGCGCCCAGCTTATTGCTGAAATGCGCGAAATGAATGAAAAAGTTAAGGCTGAATCAAGAGGCTTTAACGACGAAGAGCAGAAGCTCTACAGTGAAAAGGAAACAGAATTGCGCCAGCTTTCTGCTGAGATTCAGGCAGAAGAAAGAGAAGCCATCCTCAACGGCTTCGACACAAATCTTCCACATCAAAAAGACGACGAAGGCCGCCAGGGAAATCCATCAGAAAAAGATGCTTTCCGCAAGTTCCTCCAGACTGGAGAACAGCGCGATCTTTCTCTCGGAACATCTGGAAGCCCTGGCTCTGGATATGCCCTCGCTCCTCAGCAGTTTGTTGCTGAAGTTATCGAAGGCGCTGCAAATGAATATCCAATTTATGATGCTATCGAGAAGATTCCGGTTGAAAATGCCGGCTCTCTCGGTCTTCCTTACGAGTCTACAGATGCATCAGATGCATCATGGACTTCAGAGGTTCCATCTGATCCAATCGGAGCAGATTCAAGTCTTGCATATGGAAAGCGCGAATTGAAGCCTAATGATCTTGTAAAACTCATTAAGGTTTCTAAGAAGATGATTGCTTCTTCTGGTATTCCGGTTGAGACTCTTGTTGCTCGCAAGCTCCGTGAAAAGATTTTCTCAGCTTTTGAGGCTGGAATACTTACAGGAGACGGAAGCGGAAAGCCTCTCGGTGTATTTACAAAATCTGCAAACGGTGTTCCAGAAGCAAGCGATGTTGAATCAACACGCTCAGGCTCTACAGTTGCCTCTGGTGTCATCATGACAACTGATGACCTGGTTCGCATGAAGATGAAGCTTAAGCCAGCTTATCGCCGCAATGCTGTATGGGTAATGCATACAGACATCTTGAAAGACATCATGCTTTTCAAGGATAACGATGGCCAGTACATCTGGCGCCCAGGTCTTCGCGATGGCGAGCCTGATACTATCCTCGGTATGCCAGTTATTGAGAGCGCTTTTGCTCCAAATACAAAAGTTGCAGGTTCTTATGTTATCGTTCTCGGTGACTTCCGCAACTATTACAAGTTTGCATACTGGAAGGGAGTTGAAGTTCAGGTACTTGCAGAGCTCTTCGCTCAGAAGAATCAGATCGGCTACATTGCGCATACTCTTGCCGATGGTATGCCTACACTCGGAGAAGCTTTTGCCCGCCTTAAGGTAAGCAATACAACTTCTACAGGTACTACATCATTGTAGTTCAATGCCGGAGCAATCCGGCTTGATATAAACTTAGATTCTGCCATTGAGTTAAGTTTGCCTCCGGTCCTCTGCCGGAGGTTTTTCTTTTAACTGACTTTTTTTGTATATGAAGGATGTAATAATTTGCGGAAAAGCAAACAGAGGGATTCCGGTTGAAGCATTGAGAAAAGGAGATGCAGAATTCTGGCTGCTTGGAACTGATGAACGGGAGGGAGCAGATAAATATTTTGAACTGCATAACATACCGGTTCAGCATGAAAATGTTATATATGAGCTTCCTGATGAAGTTTATAGTCAGGGGCTTCCGATAAACAATTCCATCAGTGCGCTTGCAATTTATGCCTGGATGCTCGGATGTAAACATATCAGCATAATCGGAGCGCCTATGGATTCTACTCCGGAATATATCCAGGAGCGCCCTTCTCTTGCTTTTGTTGTCGGTTATCTTGCCGGCCAGGGAGTAAGAATGGAATGGGATGGAATGGTTCAAAATAATGACTATGGCAGAAAAAGACATTAAAAGGAGGAATTTATATGTCATCAAAGAAATCAACTGTTATAACAGAAGAAATCGTAAAAGAAGAACCAAAAGCTGCAGAAATCACAAAATCAGACGCTCCAAAAGTTGAAAAAAAAGCGCCTATTGTTGAAGCAGGAAATCACTTTAAAACAGTAAAATTCCGCTTTAACAAAACAGTATGCGCTGAATATGGAACTTTTTACAAGGGCGAAGTGGGAACAATTGCGCTTTATATTGCAAATGAGCTTGAAAAGTGCGGCGCGGGTGAAATTGTTAAGGAGTAAACATGAATTATATCACAAGCACAATGCTTTGTAATTTCATGAATAAAGAGGTCGAATCAGGCGACACAGGTCCAGCATCTTACTGCAATTCTGCAATGGAAACAGTTAAGGAATATCTGGGCTATGATCCGCAAAGTCAGACCTATATACAGACAGTCAAAGGCGATGGCGGAGCGCTTGCAGCTCTCTGCGCTATGCCTATAACAGCAATAACGGCTCTCTCTATTGATGGAGTTGAAGCGGATGCGAGCCAGCTTGAAGTTGAAAACGAGAATTATGTTTGTTTTAAAGACGATTCTGTTTTTGCTAAAGGAAGCCGCTACACTATCACTTTTACAGCCGGATTTGCTACTGTTCCGGAGATTATAAAAACTACGGCGCTGCAGGTTGCATCGCTGATATGGGAAAGTGGGGGCGGAAACCTTGCTGTAAGTTCTACAAGCTTTGCAGATACAGGAAGCCGAGTGTTTAATAACTTTACAGCAGATCGCTTCTTGAAACAGATTGCGCAGTTTAAGCGGATATTCTAGGAGGCCTCTGATGGAAGGAAAAGGAAATTGTGAGAGTGTACTCGAATATCGTATGGAACAGGTAGAAAAGAAACTTGATCAGGTAGAAAAGAAACTTGATAAAGTTACTGATTTACTGCTTCAGACTGCAGAGCAGGAACAGAGGATTAAAACTCTGGAAACGGCTATCAAAGAAATGAAAGACAGTAACAGAAAAAACATTGACAGATGGCTTTCGCCCTTAATTGCTGCTATTGTTTCGGGCTTTGTTGCGTTCATTTTTATAAAGGTAGGTCTTAAATGAAACATCCACAAACATTATGCTCAGAAATCCGCTCGAAGCTCTCTCCAGAGAGACTGGAAACTATTTATAAATATGGATGCTGCGCTTTTGTGCTTTTGTGGTGTCTCGGAATCGAGCCTGAAGACCTCAAAGCAATTGAACTTGTTAGCGATATGATAGATGCAGGAGTCATCGAAAAGGATTGCACAGTTCACTGGGTAGAGGCATGTCGCTTTCTTACTGGAAGAGATATGACTGTCGAATTTAAAAATATAAAAGATCTTTATGGATTAAAAGACCGGACTCCGGTCCGCTATGACTATAAAGGTAAAAGTCACTGGGTTGGAGCAGTCAGAGGAATGATAGCTTTTAATCCTCTTGAATCTTCTCAATGTGTGGAAAAGGGCCGGCCAGTTACGGCGCGGCTTTTAAAATTAAAATAGGAGGTCGAAAAAACATGACAAAGAATGTTTTTGATCTGATTACTGCTATAGTGACAGGTCTCGAAGTTATTGCAGATGGCATCTTTGCATATCTGGGAGCTACCGGAAAAATGGATGCAAAAGCTGCAACAGCCTGGGCTGGTTCAGTTACCATCATCGGCGGTGCCGTGCTTGGTGTTTGTGCCCGCTTCATTCCAGATGGCGAACAGAAAAAGCTCGCTAAAAAATAACAAAACATCAAAATTAAAATCTTGTTCTTTACTTCAGAAGCCCTCTGCATCCGCGGGGGGCTTTTTATTGACTTTCTTAATCGGAGGATTAACACAATGGAAGAAGAAAAAACTATTGCAAATGATGAGAAAATCACCAGTGCGAAAAATATGAGCAAGATTTTCAAGGTTATTTCGGTACTGGGAATTATTATCTGTCATATTGCAAAATGGCTCGGATGGATTCAGGCAGAAACTGGAGAAATCTGTCTTATGTGGGCGGTTGTTTATGGACTTGGTGCCGGAACTATCGACTTCAATATTATGCTTGATAAGTTCAGGAAGGAGTCAAAATGAATACTTTAACTATTATTTTAGTTATGCTGGCTATCATTGTGACACTTGCCGCTATTGTTTATGTAGAATACAAAAAGATTAAAAAACTTAATCAGAGAAAGAAAGCCCTGGAATCTTCTTATCGCGAAGCTCAGAGGAATATTGCTTTCCTGGTAAAGCATCAGAAAGAACTGGCAGAAATAAAACTTGCTGAAGGTGAAAAACTGGATCAGATTGCGGAGGCAAAAACAGATGAGGAAATTTTTGAAATTGTTAACAGTATTGTTGATGCTAATAATAACAGGCTGTAAAACAATTCCGGAGCAGAAGAAAATCACACTTCCGCCGATGCCGGAGCGGGAAGTCTTAAAGCCGGCTTCCAGCGTTAAGGATATGGCGGAAATTATTGTAAAACAGGAGGCTCTGATTGAATCATGGGAATCATGGGGCCGTAATGTTAAGGAGTTGATAGATGGCAACGGGCCAGCTGATAACAGCGCAGATTGATGTTTCTCCAGTTCAGGAGGCACTTGCAGAAACATCAAAAAGCCTTAAATCCATACAGCGTGCTACTCTCCGCGTAGTTGCAAGAGCAACAGCGGGAAAAGTGCGGGCGGCAATAATTCAAAGCGATTTGCATGTCCGCACTGGAGAGCTTCGCAAAGCTTATACTTATAAATTAAAGCGGAGCGGAAATGAAGCAATTGTTTTCCCGCGGGCACTTACCAGCGGAGACAGGACCATATTTCCTAAAGCCATGACTTTAAGTTATGGCCATAACGGACCGACTAAGCGCTTCAGAAACTGGCGCATCACTCCGCGGGGCTTTGTACAGCGCGGCCAGGAGTATGCAGAAAATGGCAATTATATGGATGAGGTGCAGAAGCTTATTGATAAAGAACTGGAAAAATACTGGAGTTAAAACATGGAACAAATTGCAAACACAATTAAAAACTTTATTTTAAATGATGTTAACAGAGAATTAGCCGCCCTGGTAACTGAAGGCGTAACACTTCCGGCAGTAGATAGCAAAAACATCATTTTCGGAACAGTGGACCTCTCTCGCTACGAAAAATCTGTAGTAGTTTCCATCCTTCCTGAACAGCAGGAGCCGGACGAAGGTTATATAAACGGCTTTTCTGACCGCTCTCAGTTTGTTGTTACTTTCTTATTTCAGAAAGCAGTTTATCCGCTTTTGATAACAAGAATGTGCCGTTATGCAAAGGCTTTCCGCATCGCTCAGGCGAAAAATCCATCTATGAGTGACGCAACAGAAGAGAGCGAGATCACTCTGATTGACTTCTTCCCAGATACAGGCGCGGTGCCTCAGCAGATGACTGCTTTCGAGATAAATCTTGCAGTAGTTACTGAGAATCCGCTCAATGGGTAACTGACTTTTTTATTAAATCTTTTATAAAGGAGATATTCTACCATGGTAAAAAAGCATCAGATTGCGCCGTTTCTGAACACTGCAGTTGGATCTAATGGGCTTGTAGACAAGTCCACACCGACCTGGACCCGTATTAAAAAGACAGATTCCTTCGATTTGAATATGAATCCAGTAACAAATGAATTCGACTACATTTCAGATGAGGCGCCTACTACTGAACTGGAGAGATATAACCCTTCTTTCAGTACTCCGCTTGTTATGTATGAGAATGAGCCTGATTATCAGTTCATTTTCGGAAAGTTCTTTAACTTGGCCGATGGTGAAAAATCAAAATCAGAGCTCCTGCTTGTTTTCTTCCAGGAAGCAGTTGATACAACAGCAGCCCCTCATACAAAATTTGCGGCTTGGCGTGTAGATTGTTCGATTGTTCCTAATGACCTTAACAGCGTTGCTGGAACTCTCACTTTCGACACAAATTTTAATGGAACTGTAAAGAAGGGCTATGTCACAATGACAGGCTCGACAGTATCATCATTTACAGAAGGAACTTATACACCTACCTGATGAAAAGCTTCTTTCTTGACAAGCTTCCCGACCGGATTCAAGCCGGCGGGAAGTTTTTTTTATTAAATACAGATTTTCGCGTATGGCTTGGCTTTTCTCAGACAATCAGCCGAAAAGATGCCATTTTAAAAGATATAGAATTTGTTTATGCTTCAGAAGTTCCCGAAAAAGAACTGCAGAAGGAAGCATTTAACGAACTTCTGAAATTCTATCGTCCGGAATCTACTCTTCCCCGCCCTTCCGGAAAAAGTGAAAAGGTGCTCGACTATGTGCTCGATTCTCAGCTGATATTCTGCGCATTTATGGAGCAGTATGGAATTGACTTATCCGCCCAGGATGCAGAAGGCCATTTTATCCAGATGCACTGGCACAAGTTTCTGGCATTGCTTTCTGGCTTGCATGATACAAAATTAAATGATGTTATGAGCTGGCGATGCTGGTCCGGAGATAATAAAACAGAATACGGAAAGCAGATGTCACAATTGAGAGCCGCCTGGGAGCTTCCGCCTGATAATCAGGATGAAATTGATGCAGCCCTCGCCGCTTTTAATGCGCTCGGAGAAAATTAACACTTGTTTCTATATATGCCATAAAATGACTTTCTTTTTATGGCAAAGAAAGCAACTATAAAAATTACTTCCGACACAAAAGAAGCCGAAAGCGGGCTCGATAAAGTCAGCGCGAAGATAAATCAGTTTTCTAATAATAACAAACAGTCTCTCAGCGGACTTTCCCGCTTAAACGGAGCTATTACAAATGCGGCCAAATCTTTCGGAGCTGTAGGAGTTGCAGCAGGTGCGGCTGTTGCAGTAATTAAAAAGGCAAATGCGGCCATTAAAGAAACTACAGATTTATACAAAGTGCAGGCTACTGCAGAGCGCCAGCTTGAAGTTGCAGCTCAAAATAATCCGTATCTGAATGATACATCAGTAATACAATTAAAGCAGTTTGCATCAGAATTGCAGAGCATTTCAACTGTAGGCGATGAGCAGTTATTGCCGATGATGGCACAGCTCGCCGCCGCCGGACGTACTCAGGCAGAAATCCAGGATATAATGAGCGCCGCTCTTGATGTCTCTGCATCCGGCATGATGTCGCTTGATGCTGCAGTCACAGCATTAAACAAGACATTCAGCGGAAATGCAGGCCAGCTCGGAAATCAGATAACAGCAATTAAAACACTTACAAAAGAAGAACTCCAGAGCGGGAAAGCTGTTGAAATTATTGCTCAGCAGTTCAAAGGCATGGCAAAAGAAACTGCGGAATTAACCGGAACAAGTGAACAGCTCAAAAACGCAATCGGAGATTATAAGGAACTTCTGGGAGAAACTTTTGAGGGCGCTTTTGCTCCTATGCGGAAATGGTTTACTGAGGTAATTAAAAAGCATACGGATGCAAAGAAAGCCGCCCGCGAGCATAAAAAAGCAGTAAAAGCTGTTTATGATGAAGAAGGCGAAATCAGAGAGGATGCAAAGGAATCTGATCTTTATACAGTATGGCAGAACACAAAAAAGGAACTCGACGAGGCTCGCCAGTCTCTTATTGATTATAAAAAAGAGCAGGGATTTGATTCCAGCAATTTTGAACTTTGGGATCAGTATACCAGAGAAGAGACTGCAAGAGTTCAGAGATTGCAGACAGAGACAAACAAAGCCCAGAAAGCATACAGGCTTGTCGTTGAGCAGAGGGTTCAGGCAGAAGAAAAAGCCCGAAAAGAAGCTGAAGCTCAGGCAGAAATTGCCCGTCAGGTCCAGGAAGAAAACAACAGACTTGAACGCCGTGAAAAGCTTCGCAAGGAATACAGCGATTCTATTGAAAACGTAGAAAAGCAGATTGCTGCCCGCCGTGCACTTGGCGAAGTTATCAGCGAGGAAGAAGAAAATCAGCTTCTGCTTAATGCGGCAACAGCAGCATATATTAAGATGTACTCTGATCCAGCTTTCGACCGTTCACAGACTAAAAGCGGAATGTGGGCCGGAGAGCAGGAACAGCGCGACTATATAGCACAACTTTCAGATAAGGCAAAACTGACTGCAGAAGTCTCAAAGCTTAAGGCGCAGGCTGAAGCAATTGCAAAAGAAGCTGCATCTTATCTTGGCGCTGATAAAAATACGAGCGTTTCGGAGCAGATAAGTGCTGAAATTACTCTGCTCGATGAATACATGAAGACTCTGGACCAGACTGGCGAAGCATATGCAGCATTAACTGAGAAAAAGAATCAGCTTGCAGAATTGCAGACTGAAGTCCAGAAAAAAGAACTTGAAGAACAGGCACAGGAAGCAAAGAATAAGGTTGCAGAGATGTCGGATGTAATTGCCGGCTATATTGACCGCTTTGCAGAAATTACAAACGGAATAACGGCTCTTGTAAGACAGAACAACGAAGAAGAAACAAACGAAGCTTTAACTTCGCTCTCGAAACAGTATACTGATGGAATTATTTCCTATGAGGAATACTGCGAAAAGAAAAAGGAACTCGATAAGAAGGCAGCGCAGGAAGAGTATAAGCTTAAAATGTGGGAATGGACCGCTTCTCTCTTACAGGCTACTGCAAACGTAGCGCAGGGAGTTGCAAAGGCTCTTGCAGAGGGAGGACCATACGCCGGCCCGATTTTAGCGGCTTTGATAGGAACATCCGGAGCTATTCAGATTGCCACAATTACTGCGAATAAGCCGAAGAATCCAAGCTTCGCAACTGGTGGAATCGTTCAGGGAAACAGCTATTCTGGTGATAGAGTTACTGCAAATGTTAACTCAGGCGAAATGATTCTCAATTCCCAGCAGCAGAAAAACCTCTGGGATATGGCGAATACAAGAGGCGCGGGCGCGGTTGTGAATATGCCGGTTACAATCGAAAACAATGCTTCTGATGTAGTGGGAGCATCTGCAGACCTTTCTGGAAACGGTTTAACAATTCTTATAAACAAGATTGTTAATTCTCAGATGGCAGCCGGAAAATATAATCAAAGCATGGATATAGCGCAGAGTCGCCGCCATGGCGTAGAGTATCAATAAGGAGGAAGCAGATGCAGATTATAGCATGGCCGACAACATCATTTAACGACAGATTTTTCTCAGGTAATGACCAGCCGAAAGCGAACACAGAAACTACATCTTTTCTTTCGGGCCGGCAGGTTTCCTGGCAGATAAATACAAAAAAGATAATGACCTATAAGGTTAAAATCCAGTTTACAAAAACAGAGCTCGCACTCTTCTGGACCTGGTTCAATGATGTACTGGGGCAGAACGCGAACGCCTTCACTTGTACGGGCTTAGGCTCGGCAGTTTATCGCTTTGTATCAGTTCCTTCTCCGGAAGATACAAATCAGACAAAGCGGGTTCTTTCCATGGAGATTGAAGAGGTTTATTGATGACAAGTTCACAGATTTTCAATCTGCTTTTTAATGGCGGAAATTTTACAAAGCAGTTTCTAATTAAACTTACTCATCCGACAGCCGGGATTCTCCGCTTTGTTAATAATAATGAATCGGTTTCTTATGATGATGCAACTTTTGCGCCGGCAAATTTCGACTATACTCCGCCTGATTCCCAGGGCGCCGGCGCATCGCTTGAAATCGGCATCGCTGATAACTATCAGATTGTAGAATGGGCCGAAAATGCTGATGATCGCTATTCTCTTGAAGTTGTGGGCGCATTGAATAATGGCGAAGTCCAGCCTATAAGAGCCTATAAACATTTTTATGGGACTGTCTCAATGTCGGAAGATGGAAAGCTGATGTTTCAGCTGGAAGACGATGGAAGGCTTCAGATGGTTTTCAATGTTTATAAATATGATACAGATTTGAATCGGGGCTGCGCTTGATTGATGTTTCTGATCTTATTGGAGCGCCTTACAAAGACAATGGGCGCACTTCAGAAGGCTTTGATTGTTACGGGCTTGCGATAGAAGTCGAGAAAAGACTCGGCAAAGAGCTCCGCGATGCTGTATATGATAATCATGATGTAGAACTTTCTCAAAAATGGGCGCCTCTTCTAAACGTTCGACCTACTGACTTTATTAGAGAGGGCACTGTCTTAGAAATTCATGCTGCAAAATCTCTGCATATTGCCGTAGCTCTGGATTCTGTCAGAATGATACATGCTACCAGGAATCAAGGAGTAAGAATTTCGAGAATTGCAGCTTATAAGATTGCTGGCGCTTATGAGGTTATATAAATGGGTTTAATAAATATCTACAATACAATTTCAAATAAAACAACGACAATCCAGGCAAACGGCAGACTTAAAAATATTTTAACAGATATAGATTTTTCTCATTCTCTTGTATTAAAGGCCGGAAACAGGCTTGATGGTGATTATGAAGTTCAGCCGGACGATGTTCTTTATGTTCGTAAAGTTCCGGGGACGACAGTTGTCGCAGCCATTGCAATTGTCGTTTCTGTAGTTGCTGTAGGTGTTGGAGTTGGCGTTGCAATCTATGCAAAGAAGAAATCAGATGAAGCAAGGGCCGAAATGGAAAAGGCTCAGCGCAATGCTCAGAATATGGCCGCCGCCGTTCAGCAGCTTCCATTTATACGCGGAGCAAAAAACAGAAAAGCGCTCGGCGAGGCTGTACAGTTTATTATGGGTTCAGTGTATAACACGGCTTATAATGTAACTGATGGTTATTACAGTATAGATGGCGTAGACGGTATAAACAGTTATTACAATGCAGTTTTCTCTGCAGGTTACGGAAGCCAGAAGATCACACAGCTTTTACTCGGTAATGAGAATATATGTCATGATGAAGATGGAATTTCAGGCGTTCAAAATTTTGATGCCGATTCCCTTTATTATGATGCAAATAATACAAACGTCGTAGAGGTCCGCCAGCCTGGTGAAGCAATTACTCTTGCAGAAGGAAATCAGAAAGTAAGCTCGACAGTTGCAATGGCAGAATTGAAGCATGAATTCGGACAGGATGCTGAGCCGGTTATTGTTCAGGCTGCAGAAAATGCAATGAAGATTCAGGTCTGCATCATGTTCAGCTGTTTGAGACAATATGACTCATCTGCAGAAACATGGCAGGAACGAACTGCAATTGTAAGACCTTACTGGAGTAATGATGGCGGAACAACTTGGAATCAGTTCTATTTTGCC